ACGCGTCGCCGAGGGGATGCTCAAACTTTACGGAGTGCGCATCGAGCCGAAAGTGTGGGACCGCGACTGGAAGGATGTGTGGAATTTCCTGCGTGAAGCTATTTCAGAAGTGGATGTTCAGGCCTTGCAGCCTGTGTGGCAGGTCATTTTTGATGAAAATTCTGAGGATGCGGCATAAAGATGTTGCTATGTTGGGGTTTATGAGGTAATTTTTCCATAGTGCACAAGTAACGCGAAACGCACATAGACATTCAAGCCCGGCCAAGCGCCGGGTTTTTTGCTGAGGTGATATGGATACTGCCGGCCACCAGCTCGACAAAATCTACTTCGTGACACTTTACCTTCCCGGTTTTTTTTCGTTTGTATTAGTTATCGCCTTAGCAGTGCTTCGGAGGCGGTTTCTCGTCATACCGCAATGGAAAGCTTTTGCGCTCTTTACGGTAGGGTTGCTGATCATCGGCGGTGCGTTACCAGTATGGCGGGCACTCTTTCCTGAGCCGTGCCTCTACTACCCTTTTAAGCCATTGAGCCCGTGTTGGATGGAGCCATCAGCAGCATTTCAGATGGGACTATTTGGCGGGGTTGTCGGTGCGCTAATAGCGCTGGTAGTACTCAAGGTTTCGCGAGTAGCCGTCAGGAAAATAAGCCGTGTCCGGTAGCAGAAAGCCCGCCCAGTGCGGGTTTTTTTTATTCCTCGAATTTACCTGTAGCCAGGACAGCCTTCGGGAAGGCCTGGACGTCGATAGCCGGATAGTGCGTACGGAATCAACGCCGGCAGCCCGCGCACTTTGAGCTCACCATCTGCTCGCAGGGTGGCGCGAGACTGGATCAGCGAGATCGATGCAAAGGGGCGTCGACGTTGAGAAGGCCTTTCGCCGACAGCTCGGAAAGACGAGCGCACCTATTCAGGGCCTATGCACTCGCAGGGGCTCTTTCGCATCTAAGAGGTAGACGATGAAGAGCGAATACCGGCAGATCGTTGAGTCGATCATTTCACAGGAAGCCAAATTGGCTGAGGTGAAGCGAATGCAGGCTGAAGCTGTCGCCCGTTTAGAGCAAACAACTGAGTGGGTAGCGTTCAATGAGGCCAGCCTGGAAAAGTATAACGACAGGCTGGCTGAGCTTGAGGCCGGGCTAACTCTTTTAGAAACCTAAATGGCTTGCAAGGAGATTGGGGTATTTGATTGGTCCTTTGGTCGCTCTCACTCTGTTCAATACATCGACCACAACCATGATGTCCTTGCTCGAGTCGAATTCGCTGCCGGTCCAAAGCCGCGTGCAGAGGCTATCCGCTGTCAGATCGGATTCGAAAACATAAAATGAGGACGTTTCGTCCCAAGGGACCTCTTTCGCCAGTTCCTTTACCTGCTTCACAAAAGAGGTGTAACGCTCACTGTATGTGTCGTCTGCCTCAAATCTGAAGGTCACTATAAAATTTGCCATGGTTCCATCCTTTGTCGCGATTGTAGGGATCTCGACGATAGCACGGAGCCATATGTCCGCCACCAAGCGGGCTTTTTTATTCCCGACTCCCTGACGGGGAGGAACCGAGATGCCAAACATGCCAGACAAACCAGACACATGGGCGATAGCGCTTGCGTGGTTGAGCCAGCATTCGCCGATCCTCTATGCGGCTGCGCTGTCTTGCGCTATGGCCGTGTTGCGGATCACTTACGGTGGCGGTACTCGTCGCCAAATGCTGGTGGAAGGCGCCATCTGCGGCGGCCTGACACTGACCATCATCAGCGGCCTGGACTTCTTCGGCCTGCCCCAGAGCATGGCCACCTTCGCCGGCGGCTGGGTTGGCTTCCTGGGTGTGGAAAAGATCCGCAACATCGCCGACCGGGTGACTGACTTTAAGCTTCCCACCCGCAAGGCGGAGTAAGTCGCGACACGTTTCGCGAATCAGCAAATTGTGTCGCGACGTGTGGCAGGTCTATCGGCGGGCTGCGAAGCAACTCTGAAGAGACTGTTGATGCTGCGTTATCAGATTATTGATTTCTGTACGTCTTACAGTGGACATCTGGCTGTTGTCAGCCCAACTCAGAGTTCCCTCCAATCCGGTTATCTCGCCCCGTATTGCTTCGCACTGATCATTTTGCATGGCAGACAACTTTGCTTGGGTTGAGGATAGCAGCGCGTCTCGCTGTGCTACTGCTTCCCTCCATTTCTCAAGCAAGGCGCCCAGTTCATTGTTTTGCTTTTGCAGCTCCTGATTTCGCACTGTTTGGTTTTCTAACGCGTTCTTCTGTTGTCCAAAATTCATGCCGCCTACCACCAGTGTAGTACCGACACCCACCATAAAGGTTACAAATGCAATAGCAGTTGTTAACCATGGTGTGCCTGAGCTGGTTGGTGATGTTGGGGGGACAGTGTCGCTCAAGTTAATCATCCTTAATTGGGCAGATCGCCCATCGAAATCTGCGGTAGGTGTTCCGCATTGCATGGGTGTGCCGCAGGTGAGTGCGGCACCGAAGCTCACTCTATCGATTCAGCGCTGCCTCGATTTTGTCAGCATATGAGCCAAGCTCATCCAGTTCGGCCTCGACTGCTCCGACGTAAGCATGATTAGAGACGTTCGCATGTATTAGCTCTAGAGCGCTCGCCACGGCTACGGCGCGCCGTAATGACGCTTGATCTGAACCAGCGACGCTTTGGTTGGTAAGTAATTTGAATATCTCAGACATTTTCCACTTCCTTGCTGTTGAGTTGATCCTTAGCAATACCGGCAACGCGCCACCATTTCAAGCATCAGAGTAAATCTATGACAACCAAGCAACCCGACTGGGAGGCGATCGAACGAGCCTACCGGGCCGGTTCGCTTTCCCTGCGTGCCATCGCTGACAAGTACGACACCAACGAAGGCACGATACGCAGCAGAGCAAAGAAACACGGCTGGTTGCGCGACCTCACTGAGCAGGTACGCACCGCAACGAAAGAAAAGCTTTCACGCGAAGTTTCACGCACTGACGTCACGCAGCCGGATGTGCGTGAAGATGCGCAAATTGTTGAGGAGGCGGCCACGGAAGCTGCTTCTGTAGTGCTGGCGCATCGATCGGATCTCGCCCAATGGCGCGGCATCGCGAAGAAGCTCGGCGCATTCCTCGGTGGCGTAGATGTCACCGCTGAGAACCATGGTGACTTTGCCCGTTCGCTCAACGCTGGTGTCGATGCCCAGCTCAAACTCATCAAAGGCGAGCGACAGGCTTATAACCTGGATGCGGAAGGTGGTCCGACTGATGCTGACGAGTTCACCAAGCTTCTGGATGAGCTAGAAAAGGAAGGCTGACATGAATCCCGAGCACTTGAACCTGCTCCGGGATAAGCGTTGGCGGTTGAACAATCTCTACTTCATCACCGACAAGCAGGGCAAGAAAGTCCGCTTCCGGATGACGGACGAGCAGATCGAATACTTCGACGGGATGCACACCCGGAACATCATCCTGAAGGCTCGGCAGCTCGGCTTCACCACTGAGTGCTGCATCATCCAGCTCGACGCCGCTCTGTTTGAGTCGGCCAAGTGCGCACTGATCGCCCATACCCTGAACGACGCCAAGCGCTTGTTTCGGGAAAAGGTGAAGTACGCCTACGACAATCTTCCGGCGTTCATCCGCAGAAAGAACCCAGCAAAGAATGACGCAGCGGGCGAGCTTGTATTCAGTCGTGGTGGCTCGGTCTACGTGTCCACCTCGTTCCGGGGCGGCACGCTGCGTTACCTGCACGTCTCCGAGTTCGGGAAGATCTGCGCCAAGTTTCCGCACAAGGCCCGCGAGATCGTCACCGGTGCCTTTGAGGCAGTGGCCACTGACTGCTTTGTAACGATCGAATCCACGGCAGAGGGTAGGGCCGGCTACTTCTTCGACTACTCACAGAGCGCGGAGAAGCAACTATTGTCCGGCACGCCGCTCGGCAAGTTGGACTGGAAGTTCTTCTTCTTCAGCTGGTGGAAGAACAAGGCCTACTGGCTCGATCCGGCTGAGGCGGTCATCCCGCAGCGCCTGACCGACTACTTCAACGAGCTATTCGCCAAGCACGGCATCGACACGAACCCGGGCCAGCGCGCCTGGTACGCCGCCAAGGAGAAGACCCTCGGCGATGACATGAAGCGGGAATACCCGTCGATCCCGGCTGAAGCCTTCCAGCAGTCGATCGAGGGCGCTTACTACGCCCAGCAGTTCACCAAGCTGTATGCCGCTCAGCGCATTGGCGCAATACCGAACAACAGCCATCTGCCGGTGATGACCTTCTGGGACATCGGCGTCAGCGACTCCACGGCCATCTGGTTCGTGCGCCAGGTTGGCGAAGAGTTTCACGTCATCGATTACTACGAGAACTCAGGCGAAGGCCTGCGGCACTACATGAAGGTGCTCAAGGACAAGGGTTACACCTACTCCGAGCACTGGGGGCCGCACGACATCGACAACCGTGAGTTCGGCAGCGATGCCAAGACCCGCCGCGAACTGGCCCGCGAGGGTTACGAGATCGACGGCGAGAAGTACAGCATGACCTTCGAGATAGTCCCCAAGATTGGCGTCAACGACGGCATCGAACAGGTTCGCGAGATCCTGCCGAAGTGCGTGTTCGATGAGGCCAAGTGCGAAGAGGGGATTGGTTGCCTCGAAAACTACAAAAAAGAATGGGACGACAAGCGCGGCTGCTGGAAAAACAACCCGCTTCATGACTGGACCTCTCACGGCTCCGACGGATTCCGGTACTTCGCTGTCGCGAAGAGCGCCAGGAAGCCGGCCACCAAAATCAGAATGGGATTTGCACGCTGATGAGCGACGTCACTTTCACTCGCCC